GTGGCACGGGAACAATACTTGCAGGAGAAAATGTACTCTTTCTCCAATCCATATACACATAACGGTATGCAATCTGAAACAAGGTCTGTCTGAGGTTATTTATCTTACGTGTGTCATCCGATTGATACTCTACTGTCGGGGGGTGTTTTGGTGGTATCGGTTCAAAATAGAAGTTTTCAATGTTCATAGAGTAATACGCATCCTCAATCATACAACATACTTTCCAGTTTGTGCCACTATCTGTCTTTGGCTCATTGTTGATATTGTTATCAATAAGACTTTTGTAAAAATAGTTGCCATTGGCAACAACCTGATTAATGCCATAACTCGTCAAAGTGTCCCATACTGCCGTATCAGTATAATAACCATATCCTATCTTATAATAGAATGAGTTTTTGGCTCTTACAATATCCATTTGGTAAATAGGATTTTTGTTGTCAGTCCATATCAACCTGCCATGTACTACTCTTGCATTGTAAATCCTATAATCAGCATCAAATCCTATATCATTATACTTGTCGTAATAAACTACTGTCTGCACCCGTGTGTCAATATTAATCTCAATGATCCATGCTGAACCAAAATAAGTATCGATATAAAAGACATACAGACATCTCGTTTCGGGGTCAATACATTTACCATTTAAGAGAACATTCGTTATATAAGACGGTTGCTTGGGATTAACAGTACCACTATCCTTAATGAACCTCACTGACCTGTAATAAGATTTTAGTGCAGATGTTTTTGATGCTGCTGCACTATTATAAGAAAGGGATAATATTTTTGCGTATGAACTCATTAAATTAAATCATCACAAAGTTTTGCTGCACTATTGATATGACCATATAAATTATCAAAAACATCACAAAGTTTTGCTGCACTATTTATATGACCTCCTTGAGAAATTATTGCATTAGTATTTGCTTGACCTGCACCTATAGAAGCATCATAAACACCTACTTCTTGATTGATTATATTACTCCAAGATTGAGAACTGCTTTGATCAGTGTGAGCAGCTTCAAGATAATTATTTCCATTCTTATAACAAATCCAACCACCAGTAGGTCCAACATCTCTTAAATTATAAGAAGTTAATGAAGTAAAAAAACGACAAGCACGAACTCTCAACGCACTAGATTTTGACTCAGAACTAAATAACCCAGTTGCAAAATTAACTTTACATCCATTTGTTGCGGAGTATTCATTTGAAACCCAATATGAACTTGCAGAAAAATCACCAACTAAATATAAATATAAATTGGAATACATTGTGCCAAGTTCATCTCTTGATGGAAGAAACCAGCCATTTGCTCCTCCTACTTGGTTGATTATAGCAGTGGTATTAGCTTGGCCAGTACCTATTGCTGTACCTGTTGTACCTAATGCTATATCAACTATATTACTCCACGCATAGCCACTACTTTGATCTGTTGATGCTGCCTCTAAGTAATCATTGCCTGACTTCCAGAAGATGTACCCGCCTGCTGGGCCTACATCTCTTAAAGCATAAACATCGGTTGATGTAAATTTACGACAAGCACGAACTCTATTTGATTTTGTTTTTGAGTAGTTGTAAAATTCATTATTCTCAAAATCAAATTCATATGCAGTACTTGCATTGATTTCAGAAGAAGTCCAATAAAAGTCCCCCTGATCATCAAACTCTCCAATATCATAGAGATATAATTCATCATACATTGCAGTTACTTCATCCTTTGACGGCAAAAACCAGTCACCCCCTGGTAATGTCTTCATTGTTATTATATTTGAATTTTCGCTCATATCAACTTAATTATATGCTCGTACACGATAAAAATAATCTGTGAAGGGTACTAATCCCGTTACTATATAACTCAATACGTTTCCTACATCAAGGTTATTAAACCCTGCCACAAATGCTGTAAACGCAATATCTGTTGCCACGTCAAGTCGATAACCAGACACCCCTTCTAATGCTAACCAGTTTGCTGTAAATGTTGTTGCTGTTGGTGCGCTGCCATTTAATGCCACCGGAGCAGTCGGATCACCATCATCCTGCAACCAGAACAACCCATTTAAGCCAAGTAACTCAAATGCGGAATCAAACTTACCCCCAGGCAATGCTTTAAATCCTGATGAATCGGTTGCCCCTGTATTTGGTGCAAGCCATCGTTCTGTCCCTGCGTTCTTTAACTTTCCTCCCTGATCTGATATAAGAAATGCCAATAACTCATCAACTTCCGCTTCTGTTGGTATATGCAACCCTGCCGGACAAAAGTTAGTTGCCATTACCTGATCATGCGTGTAAAGCCTTCCATAAACATCTGCGTTATCTTCATCATCATCATAAGCCTTACTACCCGGATAATCAGCATCCCAATTATTCTTCATCCATACTTGACTGCCAATCTGCACTTCTTCATAGCCGGTGTATATAAAATCACCTCCGATGACATCACCGTAATAAGTTATATCTGCTGTAACACCAAGAATAATTTCAATCTCTGATTGTAAAGTTTCTAAAGGTCCTTCGCCATGCTGTTCTGATGAACCCAATGTGCGAATATTCAAACCTCCTGTGTAATCTCCTTCAGGCAGTTGGTTAGGATTATCGTCTGTGTTCAATCCACCAAAAAATTTCTTAATATCAGACCACTGCATATCTATCTCTTTGGCGATTGTTTACTCGTACCATATACCATCCGGAGGTACTCGTCCTTGGTAAATATTTGTTGGAACGATCTTAGCATCTCAACGGCTTCCTCATGTTCTCTCTTGCGCCTCTCACGTTCATTGTAGGCAACTTTCGGGTCATTCTCCACCATCTGCCATAATACATAAGTTCTTAGTGCAGGAACGGCTTCTCTTGGTATGAGTGTGCCACCTCCTTCTTTCACTCCTGATGAGATATATTCTAAGACAATTTCTGATCGTGGTACCGATCCTGAAAAAACTATCTGACGGTTTTCCCTGTCAACCCTGCAATATGCCTCATCAATACCTCCTGGCAAACCATACATACCTCCAATGAAAACGCCATTTCTAAAATGATCACTAAAATAAATAGCATTTGATATACCTCCTCCATCATCTGAATCGGTGTTTCCTACTGCCTCTCCTGAATCAAAAGCTACCGTCTTAGTAAGTGCATCACAGAGAATACTTGCAGTGCCATACGTACCGGATAGGGTAATGGTGTCAACTCTCTTTACTGCAGGTGCATTAGCGGTAGTATTAACCACCGTGCCGGACATGTCACCGGAAGTGTTCACAATCGTTGTACTGCCTGTAAAATTAACTCCTGCGGTCCCTGATGTGAATATTATTGCAGCACCCGATGAACTTAACACAACACCTCCAATAAGATATGCTGCCTCATTGTCTGTCACAAACTGTGCTGCTGCCTGTATCAATGTGTTGTAAAAAGTCCTTGGTAATAGAATCTGATTATGGTGTGTAAGTACCCGAAGTTTTCCGTTAATCGGCACACCAATTTTTACATAAGATATAAAGTCTGAGGGTAAGTCAACTGTTTTTGCTGTTGACATGTGTAAATATACAGTCTCCAATGATTGTCCAATATGCCAAATTGCTAAATCCGTGTACCCCTCAATACAGATTTGCACAAGTCGTTTGTAAGATTTTAAGTCATATTGCCCTAATCTATTTAACACACTCATTACTACATATCTAATAGTAACCATCCCTGAGGTCTTTGGTAATGCTATTGACATAATAACACCTCCTGTATCTTATATTCAGTTAAATTGTTTGCTATAATGTAATTATTTCTTAGAATAACTGTTTCTGCGGGGGTATCAGCACATCCAATATATTTCTTACCAACAGTTGCTTGCCACTTTTCTCTTAATTTCCCCACTCCAAAATATCCCGAAGAATTATTTATCTTTTTACGAATATTTATTGTTTGAATGTGTTGTGTAGTCCAACGAAGATTTCCAGGTTCGTAATTACCATTTACATCTATTCGATCTATTGAATATTTTTTTCTACCAAAATCAGGAAGGGCAGATACATAATCATAGAATAACTGAAAATCATGTATCCATGGAGGAAATATAGTGATCCCTCTTTCCCCATAATGTTTATAGTCGTTTCTTTTTTTATTAAAAATCCGATTTTTCATATTTATCCATATCTGATATATAGGATTATGAGTTAATCCATGCGTTGTGTTTCGCAAAATAATTGTTTTTATTTTAATACATCCGCAAGAGGTTATATGACCTCCCTTTACTTGGTTATATCTTCCCTCAAAAATCTTACCACAAAAACATTTAAAAAGACCTTTTCTCACAGGACTCCCCGTATTTCCATATATAGACCCAATATCCTTAATAAGAAATAGATTAGTGTTCATAAAAAATTCACCGGTTTTATATTCTATTTTATTCATATTATACTTTTTTATCAAAGACCATATCGTTAGTTGTATCAGAAACTGGTTTTTTACTCATAATGTCAATTACTTGTTTTATAAGACTATCCTCACTCCCCGCAGGACAAGCAATTTCATCAAAATCATCCGCTTGTTCAAGACTCTGTATCATCATCACATCAAGGGTACTTATTATATCCGTCCCTATTGGTAGTCTCTCAAGACGTAATAGATGACTTTTCTCCCCTGCTCCTGTATTGAGATTATTCTGTTCCAGTCTGTATGTTGGGGTGTCATCATGCGCATCAACTTCAAGTTCTGCAAACACCACGTTTGCTGTTGCTTCAATGGGTGCAAGTACATTACCTGTGTCTGCATGGTCACAGACCTGTCTTAACCCTGCACCGTTAGGAAGTTGTATGGGTGCAAATGGAAGAAAAGCATAAGCTATCGTCCCTACCTGATTTGTCACAATAATCTCATACGTCTTGCTCCACGCATCCAACTGACTAAAATCACTGAATTTTTTGCCATTTAACCACGTGTTATAAACTACCTGATTAAATACATTTGAAAGATGGACCTTGATTTCTTCCGGATGATACGTGCCTTTCTGATCTCCTGCAAGATCACTTGCAAAGAAACTCTGAATAGCCTCTATGATATGAATTTTCTTCATTTACTTCTTCTTTTTAGCATGTTCGGGCAATCTTAATCCTTTACTTTCCCTATCCCATTCCGCAACTGTCTTGCGTGAGATTTTCCCTTGTTTTTCAAGGATATGAAACTTAGCTCTTTGAGCAGCACTTTTATATGGCATGGCTTAGCCCTCCTTTAACTTTTGCTCTGAATATTGAAAAATATCTGCCTCACGTAAGTTAATCCCTACATATCCAAGTATCATCCTCACCAAAGTAAGGTGTTCATCCTTTACCCACTCAATCTCAGTAGAATTTACTGCATCATACGTTATAAACCCATCACCAAGTACATAAGCAAACACCGGATCAATAGGCCATCTGAAATAATGAAAATCAACCTGAGAAATGGTAATTGGCAATATGTGTATGCCATCACTTCGTACAACACCTATTGGATTAGTAGTTGTTGGTAGTTTGGTATAATTGCCACTTCTTGAAGTAAACTCAGACTCTCTCAAAACCTCCACCAACTTTGGAAGTATGGTTGCAACACCATTTATTATTTTAGAAAAGTTATATGATACGGTGTCTCTGTGTGCATAGTCAGTCGGAAATGGCAATAACCCATTTGTTACAGTTGTGTCAATAAGTGACATCTTAAATACTTTCAGATCATCAGTATTTTTTAATGTGATATCAGCATACTCATTTGGGATGGGACGTCCTGGCTGATACTCCTCCGGTAGTCCGTACTTCTTCCGAAACAGATCAATGTTCACTACCTTGATAAGTTCTGCAAACTTTTCAGGAGTAACAATATTGCCCAAAAAGTCTTTATTTGTAATATACTCTATTAACGAAAACATTTGAAAAAGAGTCATGGTCTTTTTTTATTTGAGTTTTATCGAATCACTTAATCCCTGATCGTTATATTTAACGTAACCCCCTCTTGTTATCTTTGAAATTCCTTCCTGTAAATCAATACTTTTTTTTATCTCTTCTTTTGTCTCTTGTATTTGAATAGGCACTTTTCTGTTTGTATATCCAAAATATGCAGTTAAACTTAATCCTGTTGCGGCAATAATAGCCATAACATATAAAAATCTTCTCTGTATCTTATCCCTTTTCTGTGTTGTTCTAAGTTCCTTTGCAATCCTTTCCCTCTCTTCCAATTCTTTTTTCCCTTTTATCTCCCCATTATGACTTGCCTGAAACTCAATGAAGTTTGAAATAACTTTTGTATGTGATGCCACACTACCAACAAGGTCATTGATCTTACTCTCCAACCGTGGGACGGTCTTTGCAAGTCCTTCCTGATGATTACCAAGAACCTCCTTGCTGAGTCTGTCTAATATAACTGTTATCTCACCAAGTTCTTTTTCTTTACTACACAGTTCCATATCTTAAAATATTATATTTTGATTTTATCTTTCTTATCGGTGATCTTGTTGTCATCAATCAATTCATGTATCTCGTGATCTGTCATATTGTTGAGTTGTTATATTGTTTCGTTGCATTGCTTCTTTAAATAGTGTTTACTATACCGATTTTATTATTTTCAAATCCTTTTCTTCTTCTAATGACTGTATTCTATTCGCTCTTGCCTTTGGGATGCAATCATCTGCAATGGATTTGAGAATCTTGCTATCCTTCATATTTTTAAACTCGTGAAGTGAATTACATTTATCGTAATTCTTCCCATATTCTTTTCTCATTGCTTTTATCGCAGGCATCGGCAACCACTCTCCATATTCAAAAATACCAAGTTCATCAGAAATTGCTAAATGAATAAATAACTCTTCATCGCCTTCTCTGCTTTTACTCTTAATTAACCTTCTAATTTCGTAACTCATACAAATATATTTTAATATACTTTATAACCACGGTGCTGGAATATCTCCATAGTTGGAAATACTTGTTAGACTGTTCCCTGCGCCATTGAAACAATCTGTATTAACAAGTGCTGATACTTGTGTCGGATAACCTGCTGCCTGATCAGCCAGTTTAGCAGGAACACCCGTAACTCCAATAATTTCTCCAGAAGTATAATTACCAGAAGGCGTTGTTACCAACCAAATCCACGTGGTCCATCTAACTATCAACACACTTGTAACTCCACTTGATTGTCCCGTAATTGTATCTCCAGGAACCCATGCAGTAGCAGGATTAATACTTACCTCTAATTTTGTCGGATAAGTACAGTTCCATAAATCAGGAGCAACACCCTGAGTTCCGGTAAATGTTGCTCTGTTAAAACAATTAGTAAAACTACTTAACGTATTAAGGAATCTCGTTGCCTGTTCGCCATCAGCATAAAATATATCAGCTCTTAATTGAAGTTTAACACATCCTTCAAATGTCTGAACAAAACCATATAGAGCTGTTGATACATTATATCTGAATAAATTTGCAGGTAATGTTTGAAGATTTGCACAAGTTTGGAATGTCACTTGAAATCCACCTTGCCCAACTAACGTGTTGTATTTGAATAAATCAGCAGGAAGAGTTGTTATTCCTGTTTGTATAAACGTCCCCTCAAACCCCTGACTTGATACTAATGTATTATATCTGAATAAATCAACAGGTATAGATGTTATATTAATATCACTCTGAAATGTATCATAAAATCCTGAAGTACTTACTTTCGTATTGTATCTAAATAAATCAGTCGGTATTACTGTTAATGGGGTACAACTTCTGAATGTCTGATAAAATCCTGAAGTACTTACCTCTGTGTTATACCTGAATAAATCTGTTGGTATTTCAGTTAATGAGGTACATCCAAAAAATGTCGTTGTAAAAGCACTCGTTGTTATTAATGTGTTATATCTGAAAAGATCAGTTGGAATAGTTGTAATAGAGCTACACCCATAAAATGTTCCATTAAATACATTCGTGGTTACTAATGTATTGTATCTAAACAGATCAACAGGTATTGCGGTTATAAGATTACAATTAGTGAATGTTTGAAAAAACGATTGAGTTGTTAATGCCGTATGATTGTCAAATAATCCAGTAGGAATAGTCGTGAATTTACACCCATAAAATGTCTGGTAAAAGCCTTGCGTTAACACTCCTGTTCCACTTGCAAGTATCTTACCTGTTCCTATACTTGTAAGATTGGTACACCCATAAAATCCACCAAGTAAATATTTAAAACCATTAAACACCCCTGAAACTCCCCAATTAACAACCTTAGTAATTTTCAACTTGTCACCACCATTATTGAAACTCCAACCCTCCATAGTGCCGGTAATCTTAACCTGATACGTCCCATTAGAAGCATAGGTATGTATTCTGTTTGCATCATTATAGGTTGTAACAGTTGAAGTTGCAGTTCCATCGCCCCAATCAACAATACAGTTATACGCCAATGCACCCTCAGTTCTATTCTGTATTAAAGGAAGTGTGATTGTTCTTGCAGTTGTATCACCCGATACTGTCCATTCAGTAAGAAATCCAATGCCTACAACATTATTCGTGACATTTGCCGTTCCTCCTGTCTTGACAAAAGTAACCACCGGAGTATCACCATATACAAAAGCAACGGATACTGTTAATGTCAATATTTTATTAGTAGCATCCCTTTCAAGTAATGTGATTGTCTTCCCCGCAATAGTAAAGTCAGTAGTTACCAGAGAAATGTTTGCCTTACTAAATGTCAGAATCACCTTAGTCGGTGCTGCATTTTCAACTGTTGCTGAAATGAGTGTATTCCAGTAACTACTCCAACTGGAAGAAGAACCGCCTATACGATTACCGAGATCACCTGAATGTCTTAACCTGTGTTGCATTTATTCAGTCTTTAACAGAAGTTAATCTTTGTAACCACCAGTAGAATTGATACCGTCTCCTGTGGTAACGGCAAGAACATACATATCTCCAATATCATTAAGTTCCCAAGTGTTTGATTTTCCTGGTTCAAGATGATAGTTGGTGGCATTTACCCCTGTTTCTCCTACATAGATTGGACTTGTGTTAGCATCCATCGCTGTTAATGTGACATATCCTGCCTTCCCGATTGCAGGGATAGGAACTACTCGCCCTTCTGTGACAATACTTGGATGCCAATGTTGCGAAAATAAATTTGGAGGATAACTGGTGTGTTCTTCAATATTTTCCGTACTCGCCTTTAAATTTGTCAAGAGATATGACAAGGCTGGTGCAGTCACCGCATTAAAAGCATACACAAAATCAATTGCATTACCATAAGTAACACCATTAAGAGTTATCTCATCTGGATGGACTCTGCCTTTAAAAAGAGTAAGGTCTTGTTGATTCATGTGACGGATTCCTATTTCGTCACGGAGACAGTAAGCCTCAAAATCTAAACTGTAACGATCCGTGCCATTTACTAAGATATGAGCATCGGCAACTACTATTGTTATCATCTTACTATTTTTTAAACGTTAAAAACTTCACTAACTTACCATAACAATTTCACCCAAAGTTATACTATTTTTCACAAAAGAAACCCCGAACTATGATTTTAATTCGGGGCGAACATGAAAAATGGAGAACTACGCAATGGGAAATATAAAGTTATTCATCTTTTTCTTCATCAATTTGTTCATGGCCTTTGCCACCTTTTTTTGGAGACAATGGCTTTTTCGTTATCGAAACAGCCTTCAAATCTTCCCTGAAACTTTCATCTCCCATATAAAGAGTATAAAGAGCATCAAAGGCACTTTTGTCTAATGGTACTTTCCCCCCACCAACAACCCTGTCACCTTCCTGTGTCTTCCATAGCCACGTGGCTTTGTTCTTGTCGTATTTAAGAACATCCATGTCAATAGCCCTCTGGATTGATACACGTGCTGCTATCTCCTCATCAGCATTAACCATGTCAAAGAATCGGTCTGCACCTGTCTTTGATTCATTTATTTTATTGCTAATAAGAATCTTTACCTGCGAAAACGTGAACGTATCAACATTCTTGATACCGTAAGCCATTGCTACCTTGCGTAACCTCTCTTCAGATAACGCAAGATCATCACCATACAGAAGAATGTTGATCTTTGTCTCAATCTTTTTCTTTTCTGCTTTCTTGTCAGCTTCGGTAATAAGGTCCTCAAACATAAATTTTGTCATCTTCCCCTGATTATCTCCTCCCAGACAATACTCTGACTTTCTGAGAAGAAAATAAATCAATTCAATATCATTCCTGTCAAGGAATCGTGTGCCATCAAATAAGAATTTTTTCGGGATGTACCGTTTTTTCCCTTGTTCACCTACAATAATGTTTTCTGCATACCTCCATACCTCCGTCCCAACTGAAGTCTTTACAGTTGCTTTTAGATCAAATGATATGGAGTTAGGTTTGTCCGGTCTGCGATTATGCTTTAATTTACTTGGCACAATGCGATCTGGAGGATACACCACTTTTACTGGAAACTTGCCGTGGAAATGTTTTTCAACTGCTTCGATCTCTTTTGGAAATCGTGATAATTCATAAATCACCTCATTCTTGTATAACATAGCATATTTAGTTTTAAAGGAAATAGGAGGAGAAATAAATCCTCCTCCCTATCCTGTGATTACATTTAGTCTTCCATAAGGATAAACTGATTCCCTCCACGAAAATGAGCACCTACATGGCATCTCTGATAAGTGTTTCTCTTATCAAATTCAGTTACCTTCAAACCTTCGCCTGCGCCACCTACCTGCCATACTTCCATCCTCCGGGAATACTTACCAAGAGCACGGTAACGAGTACCAATGGAATCAACCATGTTACCTGATACCGGGTCTTTACCCCTGTTAATAGGCATCCAGAGTCCCATCTTTGGTGCATTATAACCAGTTGCTCCATAGAGCTTCTTGTTATTGAATACACCCATCCTTTTCAAAAGGAATGTCCTTTCGGACTTGGTAAGATAAATGAAGTTGACAGAGGCACTAAGAGCTTCATTCTTGTTGAACAAAACATCGTTAGTGGCTTGTTTTGCAAACTGTATGTTGGTGTTTGCAAAATAGTCCTTCAATGAGTCTTCAATATCCTGATGAAGTGAAATACCTAACAGACCAAGAATATAATTCCCGGCAAACTCCCTGTCAAGTGTGTTGTCCATTTCATTAAATTCATCCACATCAAAGGCTCCTGATGTATATGACTGTTCGTTCCCTACACGTCTGGTGTAAGGAATTGCACCCTCAGTCGTTTTGATTGCACGTCCTCCACCGGCATCTGAATTATCAACAATTGCAGCGTTGGTGGTTGGTTTGTTCCAAAGAAGTGCACCATCAATACGAAGTGCCATACGATAGTCAATATCAATCTGCCCTTTGAAATAAAATGCAGGTATTGACTGCCCTTTACTGGTCACATCAAACCATGTCTGATTAACCATTTCAGTTCCGGTGTAACCAATAGTCTCCTTTATGATCTGTGCATAATTGGAATACTCCCATGTTCCTGATACTGCACCTTCCGGCTGACCTGATCCTTCTGCAAAAGCATTGGAATTGATTACCAGTTCTTCTCCTGCTGTCAATGCAGGAAAACGATCATGTTCCTCACTCGGTTCTACCGTTATCCATGGTGCTGCCGGAGTACCATGCACGGTTGTATCAATCTCAACAACTGAACCAACAACTTCATTTGGAAATAATAACGTATCCCAAAGTCTTAGATAGAAATTGTTATTGGCATCAAGGTCGTCTGTATCAAGTATGAACGTGATGGGATCTCCCTGTGCGGGTTGTGCAACAATCTCCCTGGAATGAACAATCTCGTGGATATGATTTTCTTCAAAGTGACCGTACACATCGGCAGCCACCGGTTTCTCAAATCCCATGGATCTGAGTAACTGGAAGAAAGAAGCTCCCTGATCTCCGTACCTGCTAAAAAGTACGTTCAAGTATTCCGGCTTGTGGATATCGAAGCCTGAAACTATATCAGAGGCATATATTTGAGCAATAGCATCTGGATTCATTTTTTTACGTTTTTAGATGTTAATACTATCAATGCCTCTTGTGATTACTGTTTTGTCAAAAAAAATTACCTTTCAAGTTCTGCCCGAAATGCTTTTTCCTTCTTGGCTTCCTCAGATAATGGCTCTCCTCCTGCTGGAGGATTGTCGGTGTTCTTCGGTGATGGGTTGTGGTAAAGTTTCAAAGTCTCATCTTCTGTCATACTTCTCGCACGCTCAAATACGGCATGTGTGATCTCGTCAAGATTAGATAAGATTAGTTCGGAGTACATCATGTTTGCAACACTTTTGACATTTGCTTCATTAATTTCCATCTGGTTACTAACTACATAGTCGAGTGCTGTTGTTAATACTACCTTTCTCATCTCCTCTGGTATAACAAAGGTGACAATAGGTTCTGTTCCTCCTTTAATACGGATTGGAAGTTTTGTAAATTCCTCTCCCATTTTCTCATTTACCTTCGTCCATCCTGCCTTTTGGGTCTTCTCAATCTCAGGTGTCCACTTGGTTTTACTTCCCGGCTCATCTGCCGGAGGTTCTGGCATCTTGATCTTACCTTTTAGTTCCTGGAGTTTAGTCTTGGCTTTATCGGCATTAACCTCTAATTCCATTTTATTGTACTCAAACTCTCTTTTGTTTTTGTCAAGTTCTTCCTGGGTAAGGTCTCCTGCCTCAACCTTTTTGGGATCAATCTTTGCAGGGTCCACATTGTATTTCGTCTCGATATACCTGCGTACCTCTTGTGGGTCTCTGCTTGCAAGACGAGGATTATCAATCACATGCTGCAACATCAAAGCATCTATGTCTGACATATTTGCCAAATCTGCTGCATTAAGCCTGTTGAATACTCCTACATCTTTAATGCCCGTCTCACGTACAAACTCATTCATCTTGGCAATATCATCATTAGCGAAATGATGTTTCGGTTTTGCCTTAACAAGTGCGTCAAGTTCCTGATTCTTCTGTCTCAGATTCGTCAGTTCCTTTAGTTGTTCGGGTATATTTGCTTTTTTAAAATCCGCAACTGTCTTAAACTGCTCTCCGAACATCTCGTTCAGCATGGTAGTGCGGACAGTCTCTGGATCAAGTACGTCCTTTGTTTTGTCGTCCGGCTTTTTATCATCCGGTTTTTTGTCATCCGGTTTAATATCCGGTTTTTTATCATCAGGAAGAGTATCTTCTACTCCATTCCTTTTATTAATCTGAGCTGCGATTTTTGCCGAATCTATGCCCTCTATGTTCCGTAAGGCTTCTATTTCTTCATCTCTGCCATCCTGTTGTTTTCCCATAGCATTAAATTATTTTAGTTTAACAAAGTTATAAAAATTTATTGTACAACTGCCGATTGTTGCTTTGCGGTATCCTGAATAACACTTAAAGAACTCTGTAATCCAAGTTTCTCCATCTCTCTTTGATGTTCTTTTTGTGCAAACTCCTCATCAATTTCTTTTTTTGTTCGATAAAATTTAATATCCGCTTCAAGTTTTGTCTTTAATTCTGACTCTTTAAGTTTAGATTTTAACTCATTGTTTTCTTTTTCTCGCTCTTTATCGAGATTCATATTATCACGTTGTAGTTTTAATTGTCGTTCTTTATTCTTTTTACTTTTATGATTCAAATATGCTTCTGCATACTTTAAATTACCACTCTCCAAAAGTCTTTCTATCATCAAAAAGTCTGGTAACTCAATGCCAATTATACCATCCCTGTCGGGGGACATTGCTGCTATGGCTGCTTGTCGAATAACCTCTTTACGTTTTTCAGTTGGTTTTGCCTCATATTTGATGTAATAATCAGCATCCACAACGTCTGCCCCTACACTTATTACTTTTACTCCAATAGAACCTATCACCGGCATATATCCCTTATAGGCTTCCTTATCATGTTTTATAAGCAGTTGTAACCGTAATCCAATATTCTTAGCAGTCCTTTCTTTAAGGTTCAGATATGCACTGTAAATAGGTCGTAACGCATTGTTTGTTGCTGCCAGAGCAATCTCTGATGTCCCTACCGGCATCTCTGTACTCGGTGTTGATGCGTCTGCAATCTGATTTATCCCTGTCAGTTCCCTGATAGCATTGGTGTTAAACTCAAATACTGCAAGAAACTCCTGTAACTGTGCACCTATCCCCCCCTGTAATTCCTGAATTGGTCTGTAACCTCCGGGGGCATTTGGCACTCCCTTATGCGTTGTGGCCTTATAAATAACATCTCCGGTCTGTCTTTTTATCTTCAGAATATCTAAAGGAGTCAGTTTATTGCCCCCAAGAGTCATGTTCTGCAAAGAAGTAAATTCTATGGCAATACCCGGAGGTGAAGCCATCGCAATAGCGTTTTGTAGTTTAAAGAAGGCAAGTGCCATCTGGTGTAGATGTGACTCTGACAGACTCACAAGCGATCTGTATGGCAGTTTATAAAGATGATAGGATAACTCCACTTCTTTCTTCCCCGGACGTGGCACGTCAAACTGTAACCCGAAATCATACACATTATCAGTTCCTATGATCCACTTACATTTGTAAACAGTTTTTATGTCAAACTTCTCGGTTGTTTTCTTGTCGGTATTATGTACTTTTCCCCATTCTTCATCATACGTCAGTTTAGTGCCATATTGCGTTTGCCGTGTTGTGCGATACTTACTATTAACTGACATCCATTCAGCATCTAATACATCCACAAGAAAACTATCATAATTACCAGTTAGTGTCTCAGTATTGAAACTCAAATTCGTTACTGAAATATTCCCTGCTGCTCCATTATAACTTCTTGCAAGTTCGAGTAATACTTCTTCTTTAAGGTCTGGATTCAGTTTGCGAAGGTCGGAGATGAGTACCTGAATAATCTCCCCCCCAAACTCCATGTTCTTATGATCCCAATGTTTTGAATATTGACCTACGAACACTGCGGGGTCAACATATCTTACCCTTACCTTTTTGGCATACTGATCGGTCAAATCTTTTGTCCCTGCACAATTTATAACAGCAAAATCACGGATAATTTTTTTCTTAATCTCTTTCCATGCGGATATGTAGAACGTGTAGTCAAGTCCTTGTTCAATCTCTGTCTCTTTTGCTAACTTAAACCCTCCGGCTCCTTCATAAAGATTAAGTTCCTCCATTGATTCGGGTACGTATTCTCCTGATCTATCAATCCCCATAGACTTATCAATGTAGTCAAGTGTCTCTTTAAACTTCATCCGGTACTCCATGTCCAATTTTGCGGATTCTTTTTCTTCTGTGCTTGTCGGGTCAACGGCGGTGGCGACTACCTGATGATCGGTCTGTTCCATCATACCTTCGACAACTCGTAAAAACTTAGGCATCACGGAAAAAATATCCCAATTGATATTCATGAAACCCTTCAAGTCACCGCTATCTTCACTCTCATCAAGTAGTATGTTTTGATATTGGAGAACATCTTGTTTCCCGTCTGCAAGTGTTCTCAGGGATTGTATCTCATTAACGGCACTGAATGGAATAGCTGTCATATTTTGCTTCCATCGTGCATATATGGCTTCGCACCACTTTTTCCCCCATTTTTCGTCTTTGTCCACCGGATTGATGTCATCCTTTGGGAACGGGTATGCTCCCGTTGCGTATTTTTCCAATGAAAGAGCCATTGTGTCGGAAAATTTTTGATAAAGTTAATACTTTCTCATGGAACTATACGTTCTTTTTTTGAAATAACTGTCAAGGGTATATTCCTTCTCATCCAATTCTGCTATCTCATCATACAGTCCACGTGTACCAAGTAGTGCATATCCTCCGGCTGTGAATAAGTCATAATTGGTCATGTCTTCCGGACCGTCAATATCCCTGCACTCCTCCAATACCTCAATATGATTTTCTTCGTCAGCCTCATTCTCAATCCATGTCATGTATTCTGTAAAGATGTCCTGCTTAACCCTGTTTGCCGTACCACCGGGGGTGTTGCTTATCTTAAATGTCCTTGGATCAACTTTGTAAAGTAAATATCCTTCATATCCTCTCTCTGTAAAATAATCCCATATAAAAGGAAAGTCAATTTCGGGAAACATTGGAACACCAAAATAGACACACATCATAATCATATCTTCTCCATAGATGTTTTTGTCATACGTCCGATTAGCGTAGGTGCAGGCAAACTTACGTTTCATAGAAAAATCACCGTCTTTTATCTGGGCCTTCTTTAGAACCGCTCCTCCTCCTTTTGACTTCCGGTTGCTTTTTGTGATGTTAAATTTAAAGGGGTCTCCTCCCGCTACTCCCCAATGTGAATTACCTGGTTTCCATAACTGTTCGTCATTACTCCAAAACTTCTTATTTGCCTCATGGTTGTTTAATAAATGACTTATCTTGAATTTCCCTTGCGGGTTTGATGTGAATATCACCTTACTGTCTCTTACATTGTTTTCCCAACTGAGATTACCTATTGTTATCGGCTGTTTAGTAAATGACAGTTCATCGATATACGATTCCAGTTTGTTCATATTAAACCCTGATGATTTCGTTGAGGTACGAAAACACTCTGCAAACCTGATAGGATATAATCTTATCTCCTCCGATAACGCATCCTGATCGCCTATCTTACCTTTGCGTTTGTTTAAGAGAAATTCCTTTGCTCCTATGGTCTTCCCGATATAAACTGCCTGTTTTTTATTTGGTGTGCCAACAATACTTATCCCATACTCATCAATAAACCCTTTTAACCCATCATAGGCCGGAATAAAAAGAGTGGCAAGTCCGGAATATGTTTGTCCATTCAGATCTCTCTCATAATAATTACTCATCTCGCACTGGTGTTTAAATGCCTTTCCACCTCCTTTCTCCATCTCCCCAACCGTTGATGTCTTTATTGTAAACCCAATTATTGTCGCTCCATCCACAAGACACTCTTTGACCACCCCATGCCGTGCCCAACAGTCCACCCCTTTTTTAAGACGACCTACCTCATCGTCATGGTGAAAATATAGTTTTGTACCTTCATAAGCTGTCTCATCTGCTACTCCAAAGTCAATCCCGGATTCAAGTCCAAGTTCAGACATTGACAATGCTCCTTTTGAGGAAAGTCTTTTGGCCGGGGGGGAAAAGGATAACTCTGTCTTTGGAGACGTTGACCCCTCATAGTTAGGTTTAAAGAAAAATGGCAGTTTCTTCCAAGGACTTACGATATGTCTTAAAAATACGATCTTAGCCTTATCGTCCGTCATTGATTGTATGCCCCCACGTGCATTGATTGTCCTGCTTATGATCTCATAATTAATGCAACCTCCCTTATATGATGCACCTTCCCTACGATGTTTGGGATAGTTAAAGCCATAAAATAACTTATCATTAAACTCTATCCATTCATACTCTCCTTTGTTGTTTTTTATGGCAAACCCTTTGACATTACATTTTGGAGACTTTTTTTCATTATAGATTTTACGTGCAAACAGAAAGAATCTCCGGTCTCTGTCCCTGTATTTTGGTAATCCAACGTCAATATGCCACCATCCACAATAAAAATAATTCCATCCGTCAATGAATGTAGGTATGCCATTGTTATAAAACCAGTACCCGTTAAGTCTCCGTTCCCATTGCAGTTCTATAAACTTTATCTCATCAGAATAGATGTCTTTATGATCTTCCAACTCATCCCATATCTCATCAAGTGTCTCATACTTACTCTGTAACTCTTTAAGCCTCCTTGGTAGTTTTGGAGGATGCCACATCTGATCTGCTGCAGGTAATCCAAAGTTATCTATCAGGTGTGGCTCCGGTGGCTCCGGTAGTTCTATCTCTATCGGGATTAAATCTTTGTCATCGGTGTTTACCCATACGCTTTTATCTGCCTCCTGATACTGTGATAGTATCTGCGGATCAACTTCTTTATAATAGCGTTTTAATAGGGCTAAATGGTTCATGTTTCATCAATTGTGAATAAAAATCGGTTTTGGTATATGAACCACTTTCAGTCTTCGCAAACGACAATAATCTGCACATTCTTCTGCATACAAACCATCTGCGGATAAGTGGATATGGTTAAATCCAATATGTCTTGCAACATCAAGTTTTACCATAAAAGAACCCATGTCAATCTGATTCTCTTTGACCACTGTGGTTAATATATCATATTTATAATAAGAATGTACAGTATTACAATAAACAAACCCAACATCCTCTTTGTTACCCTCTTCTAAAAAATATTCCACAAATTTTGGAACGTAATAATTATCATCATTTGTTATTAATACAAAATCACGATGATTAAGAGGTATCTGTCCTAACATAAATTTCCTGTTAGGATGCCCCCAGTGTCCGTTTACTACTGCTGTCTCTGAAAACGATATTCGATAATCTTTGTACTGAGGCAAGTCAACTACGTCCTTTACATCTTGTGGCATAGGTCCATCGTGGATGACATGGAGTGTCCATCGGGGATTTGTTTGTAACAGAAAACTGTCAATCATTATTCTTAGTGGTATTGCCCTTCGATATGCAACCACTATCACATGAAGTATTTTTAGTGTTATCATACAACCTTTATTAATCTGGGTTTTGTATCCCGAAAATTAGTTAATACCGATTCTGCTTTCTCTGCAAAATGCCAGTTCCAGCCATTTTTTCTATTCACACTGCTCTGTCTTAAATTTGTTGTGTAGTTTCTCCATATAACATATTCAGGAGAAAGGTATCTGAAATGTAATGCGATTATGTCTGAATTTATATTTAATACAAAATTACCTTCCGGCTTGGCGTTGTGACATCCGGCATCATAATTCATAGCCTTTATTTCTAAAGGTCGAAACAAATTCATCTTACTTGTCGTGTCGGTTCCCATTACTACTTCCTCATAAATCTGCCCTTCTGTTAATGGGAAAACATCAGAATACATATTAAACATCCTTGGCATGATAACTGTCCCTGATATGTTTTCAAGTGCCTGCGGAAGATTTTTGTGATAAACAAACTCATCAATATCAACTATAATGACCCAATCTGCTTTTGAGTCCTTCCAACAATTGTTTCTTATGTCCACGAGTATATCTTCCCTGAACTCACCATCGGAATCAAACTCTATAACTTTTGCTCCTGCGCTTTGGATGATTTGTGCAGATTTATCTGTTGAATAATTATCATAAACACAGACATCCGCAAACTGAGAATAGTGTCTCAGAAAATAAGGAAGTAACCTTTCCTCATTGTAACAAACTGCATATACTTCTATTTTCATATTACTTTTACTAAATCGGGTTTATGAATATCATACCAATTCTGAACATTCTCACGTGAAACCCTATAATGAGACCCCCATCCTTTTTCATTATTTATGGCACTTAATCTTGAAACAAAATAGGCATTGCGTTTCATAATATAGTCAATATTAAGATGACGCATGTGCATAGAGATCACTTCATTCTTGTCGTTAATTATTACGTTCCCCGTGGGGTGTGCTAAGTGCGCACCTGGTTCATAGTTCATCTCTGTTATCTCCTGTGGCTTAAACAAACATAATTTAGCACTTGTGTTTCTCTCTTTGTCGGACGTTGCCCCCATTGTCACCTCTTCATAAATCTGCCCTTGTGTTGTAGGAAACACATCAGAAAACATTTCATAATGACGTGGCTGAATGATCGTCCCTTCTATGGTCTTGAGATATTCTTTGAAATTTGGATGATACACAAATTCATCCATGTCACAGATAATAACCCAGTCTGCTTTCGATTGTTTCCAACAATTATTTTTCATCTCCAGGTATAAGTCATCCCTGATTTGATTCCCTGTGTCAAATGGCACTATTGTTGCCCCAAGTGATTGTGCCAACTCAGCCGACCCGTCAGTAGAACCACTTTCAAAAAGAAATATCTTACCGTATTGGTTATAGTGACGCATGAAATACGGAATCATGGGTGCTTCCTGATGGCACAATGCGTAAATTTCTATATTCATTTTTCTATATCTAAAAGATGTTTAGAAAGTTTCATGCCTGCAAGATACATGCTACCTTGCTGTTCGTTTGTTTCGAGATACTGCCATCCCCAACCATGATCTTTATTAACAGAAGATAATCTGTTCCTCCCAATTTCTGCTTTCTTCATATAAAGATCATAATTCCAAAACCTGAAATGGAGATGTTTATAGTCCTTGTCGTAAAGTATCTTCACTCCATCTCTGCTCCCTTTTATGTCTAAGGGGTCTGCGGTATGACACCCAACAGTATAGTTCATTTCTCCGATCTGATCTGGTCTGAAACAACATGGTTTCTCTGCCGGGGGATGGTATGCTCCCCGTGGACAGTGTTTGAAGGGATGATCGTTAGTATAAAGTGGCGCATCAAGTGAAATCATATTATAACCATAAGGTTTAATAATATTAAACCCATTATTGTATGGTTCTGACAGGTCAAGATCAAATACCACCTCACCATTCACAACCGTCACCCTTGCAAATACCTCATCGAAATCTACCACAATAACCCAATCTGCTTTGCCTCTCGCCTCCTTCCAACAGTTGTCCTTGATCTGGATGTGAATATCATCACGTAACTCTGAATTAGAATCAAAATATCTTATCTCTACACGGGGGTCACGCATGAGCAATTCCACCGAGTTATCTGTGGAGTGATTGTCGTAAATGATAATCCTGTCAGCATCCTTATAGGCTGTAAGAAAATTGCCAATGAAATGACTTTCATTGTAACACAAAGCATACACCCATATTATTTGTTTCATAATGTTGGTCTTTTTTGATCTTTGTCTCCTGTATGGAAACAATACTCGTCATTTAAAATAGCCACTTTAAATCCATATCTATCATAAAGTTCCATTCCTATATGACATTCGGTTATTGCAGAATCTCTATTTTTAGCATATTGAATATATGGTTTTACTAAGTCATATTCCGATAGTCTGCGTAAACTTGGATTCCATGTAAATCCATGCCACCAGTTATTGATATCATGTCCAACCAATCGATATTCTATGTCCCCTGCTTTAAAAACCTCTGGTTCAATAGGCAAGTCATGGCATAAAAGTCGTACTAATAAAATTCTTTTATTTTGTTCCAGAATCTTTAATGATGGTTCTATAAAACCTCCCTTAGTAAACTCCCAATCATCCTCACAATGGAATATGTAAGGTGTTTTAACCTTGGAGTAGGCGATATCAATACACTGCACCTGCCCTCTGTTTTGTGGCGCAAGAATAAGTGTCCATCCGGGATATAGTCGCCTTATCTCATTATGTATTCCTGCGTCCCCGGAATCATCCACGATAATATATTCAGTGATCGGATAGGTGTTAAACCTCTGGAACGATTCTGTTGTCCTTTTAAGAAGATCAAGTCTCCCGCATGAGGTTATTACTACTGTTATCATAGTTATTTCTTTAAGGACACCCATCCTCCTGTTTCCATTAGTTCCTGAAAATAAAACAACATTTCTAAGTCCGATATGTCACTCCATTCTATTTCACAACACCACCAATACTTATTGCCAATGCTTTTGTTTTTAGCATAGTCGTGTGCCATGATAACACAATCCTCTTTGAGAAAAGGAGTAAATAATCTTACCTCTGATATCTTATTTCCTCCGTCACAAAGGAATAACGTCCGTGGCTTGATAAGATTTGCGATGAATTTGATATTTTTATAAATGTTCATCTTACAAAAGATCATATTTGAAGGCAAGTCATCAATTAACGAGAGTCTGTCAATGGTTATAAAGTCAAAGTTATTATTTATCTCCTTTCTTAACTTATAGATAAGATGGGCAAACACCCCGGTAGCCGTCCCTAGCTCAATTATCCTATCCGGCACTATCGCATTTTTAAAATACTCCCTGAAAATATCTTCTATGTTCGATACCTGTTGCATTATTTATAGAATATCAATACCGTGTTTTTAAACCATGGCAATGTCGAATTATCCCTTAGATACTGAGACTTGTCGGCACTGTAAATGAATCCTCTTTCAAATAATTCCTTAATCACATAATCATTATTTCTGCAATTAACATGACCTACTCCCTGTTGCCCTTCCACACCCCAGGATAAGCATATATATCCCTTGGATGCGCATATAAGATTATCTATAAAAACCTGTTCATACTTATCAGGAATATGTTCTCCTACCTCCAGACTAAGTACAAGATCAAACTCGCCCATGTTTACCTGTTCGGAAAAATCTCTTACCTCGCATATCCCGTTTGTTATTTCGGGGGTTAACGGAGACCCGTCAAATCCTATACATTCAAACCCGTGTTCTGTAAGTCTCTTTGTATAATATCCATCGCCACACCCAATGTCAATAATCGTTCTTACATCACTAAATGTCTTGATAATGGCATCGCATAATGCCTCATCGTGCATGTGAGTTGCTATCTCTTCTTTGTCCAACCAATATCCTCTTTCGTGTATCATAACTTTATTTTTTGCCAAAATCTTTTAACACATCGTCATAAACGGTACAAAAATCATCTATGAGATGAAACCCATTCTCATCGTACTGATGCGTGGGTCTTGCCTTCCTTGCACGTTCTGTCTTAAACTCCCAGTCTTCATGTGATCGTGTCATATAATGATTTACTTTACACCGTGTTCTTGAAGAAAAACTTATCGCAGAATTGTTTGTATTGACATAATCTTCATTAACAATGGGTCTTGTGGTAATACAAGTATGATCATTATGGTAACGAACACAATGTTCGGTGTTTGCGATTGTCTGAACAAGGTCTTGGCATGTATCTTTTATGTCGTAAGGCATCCTCCATAAGTAATTATCTTTTACCAATCCTTCAGGTCTCTTTATGTGACCGGAACTCCCATACACAGACCAATTGATAGACAGTCCACCATATTGTTCGTAGTCTGCCAATAGATCATTAATGCTTTTATCTCTTAACAGGACTATAAACTGATCTACTGCAATGACGGCAAACCATTTGCTCTTAAATGCCTTCAGATTGGCGTTCACATTATCGTAGGGATTATCGTCTGTTTTATTTTCTCTGATAACCGTTACTTTATCTCCCCACTTAGCAATTACAGGTTCTTCACTTCTATGATCCACTATCACAATATGTTCAAAACCTATCGCAAAATTATATTCAACCCATTCATCAAGATAGCGGTTATCATCCCTTACCTGTGCGCTAATCATGCTATAATACATCGGTATATATTTTATATTGTGATAAATCGGGATATTCCATCTCAACATCAGGCATATCTTTCTTACTCTTATCGGAATTATAAAACTGTCCCATTAACAATAATCCCAATTCAGCAACCATGGGGTGCATATAAAAATTCCATCCCATCATTGAGAAATCATCTTCTGAATATTCAGTTTCTTTCCTTCCTGAAAAACGTGCCCTTTTAAACCATAAGAACGCTTCTTTGTTATCAGTTAAAATACACCCTCCTTTGCCCAATTTTAACGGTTTATATTTCCCTGTGAAAGAACAACAAGTGTACGTCCCAGGAATATACATATTGGCTGTAAGCCTTAATGCTGAATCAATAACATTTGATCCCTTTAACTGGTATGCTCCCTTTAACGTATCTCCATCGGGGGGTAAAAACTTCACAAAACCTCCGGCATGACGTATTTCACAAGGAACGCTCATGTATGTCCTGCACGGGATTTCAATGGTTTTCCCCTTAATATTGTCATACGTTAATGCTAAGAATAACGCATTACTACAATTATCCAATGCTACTGCATAGGGCGCACCCGTGTAGTCAGATAAAACTCTTTCAAACTCTTCTGTAACCGAATAAGGTGTCATTTGCTTTTAAATATATATTCTAAATCACTACAAACATTTTTATCAGAAGATATAACATCATCCATATATTCATGTAACCTCTCCCCTGAGCGCAGTCCTGTTATGTTAATCTTAGAATCTTTATTCCCATATAATGATACAAACCTCTCTGCAATGTCGTGTATCCTAAACGCCTTCATAGGAACGGTAAATGTGCCTGAATCATCCTTATGACTTAATATAAATAACGCAAGTTCTGTGGGATGAATAAAGAACCTTGTCATCTCTTTAGATGTAAGGTTTATCTCGTTAGATGTTGCGAGTTGTAACTGCCATATCGGTAACACGCTCCCTGACGACCACAAGACATTACAACTTCGTATATTGACATACTTGGACTGAGTAATCATCGCCTCTACTAACGACTTTGTTCTGCCATATACGTTACTCGGATTAATAGCCTTGTCTGTTGACATATTAATCATCTGACACCCATACTGCCGACAAGCGTTGATGATATTAAGTGACCCTATTAAATTAGTTTTAACTGCCTCTTCTGTCTCCTCCTCACAAACTTCTACTCTTTTAAGCGAAGCCGTGTGAAACACATAGTCCTTCCCCTCACATGCTTTTAATACCGCAGATGAATCCCTTACATCTCCTATAACATAACGAAATGAGGGATACTGTTGTTTCATAAAAAACTGATCCTTCTCATTGCGTGAAAATATAGATATATTCCAACCTATCATTTGGTTCGCCAGTTCACGTCCTATTGTGCCAGTACCACCAGTTATAAGTGCCCTGTAAATATACTTCATAACTTAAATTTTAAAAACTCGTCATAATTACGTATATAATCATTTTCATCATAATCTGCCGATGCGAGTACCAAACATACTGCTCCTTTTGAAAACCCTTCCAATATTCGCCATATCCCAGGCTTTATAAGTACCCCCCAACAGTCTCCCTCTTTGCTTAATAAGATATTACGTTTTGACTTCCCATCATCTAATACAAGCGTAAACACTCCTTCCGTGGCAACTATAAACTGTGTGAGGTTTTTGTGTGCATGGCTTCCCCTGTCTCCTTTTTCCGGTACGTCATTGATGTAGTATATTCTTTTTATATCAAAAGGGATGTCTTGCCTCCCCTGTATAACAACAAGATTACCGCTTGAAGATTTTATTTTTCTCAAAGGTATAATTTCACAATCAATTACCGTGGCGTTCATATACGAAACTTATTAAGAAGTGAATATATCTTTGCGCTATACCTCGGAAAATCTTCTTTGAATAATGCTAACCAATACAAGTCCTGTGGTTCTCCATCAAGTAACACATGCCCTCTGAAATATCCCTCTTCTGTCATCCCAAGATATTTTTGCAGACTTACTACTTTCTCGTTGCGACTGTTTATTGTCCCTGCAATCTTTCTGAATCCCATCGTGTAAAAGACATAGTCGTATGTTATAAGCAATGCCTCTAATCCAAAAGGAGTTGACGCATGGATGAATTGTTCTTTTAATAGTAATCTGCCTACATTTGACACTCCATTACTCCAATCACAGTCATAGATAGACACCATGCCTACTCTCTCCCTGTCTTTGGAATAGATAATATAATTGATTTCGTCTGCGGTTCTCTTTTCAATCCATTCTCGCTGACTGCTTATAGAGTAGTTTGGTGGCTGATTAAGATACTGCGCTCCCTTGCTTGTCCTTAACTCATAGATAAATTCTGCATCATCAACCGTTACTTTTTGCAGGTCAATAAATTCACCCTCAACCATTGTTGCAAACTTATGTTTCATTGATGCACTTATTAACAACCAGTTCTATGAGTTTATAACCAACCATCTTCCCTACGTCCTCATCAGGGATAGTAATATCAAATGCCCTTTCCAAAAAGACAATCATTTTAATATGATGAATAGAATCCCAATTATCTATATTGTCTTGGGTTGAATTGACTGTTATATCTTTCACCGGCACTTCAAAAGCCTGAGCCATTATCTCTTGTATCTTGCTATTCATAACGAAAATATTTTTTTGCTTTTGGTGTGTAATTCTCTAACCATCCCATAGAAAACATAACATTTTCTTTTGTAATGTTAAAACATTCAAATCCAACATTCCCATAAAAGTTTTTTGTCTGTTTATTTTTAGCGGTAGGTTTATATTCAGCCAATAGAACAATCTTTCCATAATTGTATTCCATTTCAATAACGTAATCAAAAAACGCATATTCTATTCCACGACCGAGTACCCTGCAACTTAGTAGAAAAGTCTCTATCTTATTCAATACAACAATGCAAACTCCCACAATCCCATTGTCACCAAACCTATCTTTTACCGATAACGAATACACTCTTCCTGTCTCCATAAATATTGCAATATCTTCTTTATCGTGTCTGTTTGTGGTAAGGTTAAACTGATTTGTCTTTTGCGTGAGTTCTGTGATACGTGGGATATGGGATTGTTCATTAATCTTAATGGAAAGAACCATCTTCAGTGATGCAAGATATTCTTCTATGTCCGTAAACTGTGTTTCTGCTTTGGCACGCAAGTAGTTTTCTTTGTATTGTTGGGTCTTGGAGAAAGTACCAGTAAGATCAAAACATTCAAGTACATTTTTCATCAGGTCTTGTGGCATAATAGTCAATACTTCGGGAAGGTATTCCCTTATAAGATTCCTTTCAAAAAGAGAATCATCAACAAACATTATGGCATCCATTCCAATGTTGAGTTCCTGTGCAATCTCTTTCAGATTTGATACTTTGTCTTTCCAATTAATCCTTTTTACAGAGATATGTTCTTCCCTGAGTATTTGATTCTCTAATGCCTTGATTACATCTTCTTCATTATTTTTACTGCACAACCCGATGATAACCCCGTGATTGGCTAAGAATACAATATCCTGTTGCATACCCGCATCATGGATTATGCTCTCTTCCCCAACTATCCCTTGCCATAAGGTGTTATCACAATCAAAGATTATTGCTTTTTTCATTACTCTGGTACTTTTACAACTGCTGTACTTGCTATGCAAAGGTCATCATTTTCATTGAAAACATCTATGAGTAATTTAATACTCCTATTGGTGTCATTCTTTGAGTGTACCCGACCTATGATGACTATTTTTTCCGCTACATATATTGGCTGAATGAACTTAACATCAAATGACATCCATAATGCCCCGTCTCCTGGTAACTGTTTCCCAATTAAGGTTGAAATAAATGAGCAAATGAGCATCCCATGAACTATCGGCTTCTCCCCTTTTGTATGCACTGAATTATTGTCTCCTGAAATAGTAATAAATTTCTGTAACATATATGGAATTATCCATTTTGTATATCTTACACTTTGTCCTATTTCTATTTCTTCGTACTTCATTTCTTTATGCAAAATGCACTCATTATAGACGTTTGTCCATCTACAAATTCGTAATTTTCAATGAGGTAATTTAATCCGGCACTCTCAACCAGATCATCAATCATCTCGGGACTATCAAATAAATAAACATGATCTATTGCAGGAGCGTTTATCGGAATAGTAATCCAGATGACTCCATTTCTGTCTAACAGAGATACCGCATGTTTTAATACTCTCAATGGGTTATCCAAGTGTTCAAGTATTTCTCCAAGGATTATGATGTCATAGCCACCTACCCTGTCAAAGTCCATTATGTCACAGGTGAAATAATTAACCTTATCAGTGCCTAAGAAACTCTTTACCATGCTTATTGACCTTTCACTTATATCAACCACATCAATGAATCGAATATTAGGCATGTTATCCTTCATAATCTTTGAGAATAGTCCATGTCCAGACCCTATGTCGAGAATACTTTCACCATTCCCTTTGCCTCCATATTTTACTACTTGTTCGGTAAATCTCTTTAAAATTTCAAAGTGATGCGTCCAGAGTATTTGTGATATAAGCAATGCGTTCATGTAATAACCCATCACTCCTGGATTTGAATACACCTTGCCATACGCTTCTTTTTCATTTTTACATGAATATTCCCCTGTCTGCTCAAAATACTTCATTTCTATTCTCATGTCATTCACCATGTGCAGATAATCTTCAGATAGTTGTTTTACTTTGACCCCGTTGTTAATGAAATAGGTCTGAATGATCTCTGCTAATCTCCAATATTCCCGACCCCGCATAGACTCCATGCTCCTTCTTAATGTTTTGGCATGTAACTTATCTCGTTTGCCTATTGCGTGCAATAAGCGTTTTATGTATGTTACTGAATTTTCCATAGGTTTGCTCCAAAGTTAAATCCTGCACCTACACCTGCGAGCATCAATAGATCGCCCGACTTTATTAATCCCTTACGATATGCCTCGTCCAAGGCTATCCCTATGCTCGCTGCACCTGTATTTCCTATCTCCTCCACATTGGTATAGGTTTTTTCATGTGGTATCCGGTGTTTGTCCATGATATAGTCAATCATAACCTTGTTTGCCTGATGAAATATGAAGAAGTCCACATCTTTTATGGATATTTTTGATGAATGACACAACTCTTTCATCACGTATGGCACGTTGGTTATCGCCTGAGTCCACGTCTCCTTGCCATTATGCTCAATGAAACCACCTCTTTTCAATCTCACGTCCTCGTATGCTGATGAATCAGTGCAAAAGAATGAGTTTAGGTGTCCATATCCTTCCTTTACACGTCCTAATAGTACTCCACTTGCACCATCACTGAAAAATGGTGCTGTGAACTTATCGGTTTTATCTACCCATCTTGAAAGTACCTCTACTCCAATGACAATCGCATACTTAATCTTTGGATTTGCCCTCATTCTCTCTACTGCGATGGTTGTTCCGGTTATAAGTCCGGTGCAGTTGGTATTTATATCAATTATCTGGCAGTTCTTATGTGCCCCCATTGACCAATGTACTCTTGCTGACATAGGAGGTAGCATATAATCCTGACTGAATGATGATACTATTATCAGACCTATCTCCGGATTAAGCCCTTTGTCTCCATAAGCAAGTCTGTTTGCGATAACACCTGCCATTACTGAGGGTTTTTCTCCATTAGCAAGATGCCTTTGTTTGATGCCTGTCTTTTCGATAATCCATTCAGGTGTCAATTCCTTCACGTACCGACAAACATCCTCATTTGTCTGTATGTTGCACGGAAGATAACTTGCTGTCTTTATTATGCCTATCCCTGTCATGCGTGTACCCCTCCAAGGTAGATAGTTTGGGATGTGACATAATTTGATTTTGGTGAGCAAAAGAAGTCAATGACATTGGTAATATCATCTATGGTGGCATATCTCGGTATCGGCAGTCCGGCAACCACCTTGTCCACTTTCTCTTTGTTTAATTGCCTGAGCATATCCGTGTCAATAGCAGATATAGCAAGGGTGTTCACCGTGATCCCGAATCCTGCAAACTCCTTTGCCATGATGTTTGACATCTTATTAAGTCCTGCCTTGCACGCTGCGTACATAGAATCTCCCATCGGTTCAAGTGCTACTGCCATAGAACTAATGTTTATTATCTGTCCTCCATTCTTCATTAATTTTGCGGATTCTCTGGCAATAAGAAATGGGGCAAGTAAATTTGTTTTTACCATGCCTTCTGCACACTGCCATAACATCTTCATTGAATACTGAGATGTGAGAACGGCTGCATTGTTAATTACAATATCAATCTCATCTGTAAGTCCTTTTATTTGAGTAAATACTTTTTCAATCCCAGATGGCACTGATAAATCAATAGCATAATGCCTATGATTTATTCCTTCTTCTCCTCCTGATCTGCTTACCCCAATTACCTTAGCATCATTTTTTAAAAAATACTCAGTAAGAAACTTACCGACTCCTCTACTCGCACCTGTTATTAAAACTGTTTTGTCCTTATACATGGTTATATTGCATTATGAATGTGTCTCTCCCTGGTTCTAAAAATTCTTTGGCATATGTGTGTCTGTGCTTATACATACATATCCATTGTTCTGCAGCAAATCGGTTTTTCTTATCAAGGGTGTCAATCTTTGGCAGTCTGTTGATGTATTCCCGATTAAACCACCAGAAGTTGCCAGAGAAATGGTCCGGTGACTTCAACTCGTTTACTGATGAGACATCATAAGCAGATTCTACCCGATTACGATGCTCCTCCCACCGATTAAGTATGCTCTCATTTAACCACGCCCTCCAGTGATTTATGATAGGTTCAAATGGTCTTGTAATAGCCTTGGTGTGAAAATAAAATCCTACATACTCAGAATTATCATCCTCAATTAACTTTAGAGTCTTAAACTCATAGTCCTGTGGTTCCTGAGAATAATACCGGATAATCAGTTTTGGGTATTGGTTTATAATCAGTTTTTCAAGCAATGCCTTGTCTTCCGGAAAGCCAATACACCCGATGCTTATTTGCTCACACTCGTCATATAGTCCTGATGTGAGAAGTATGCGCATCTGATCTGTTACTATCGTGTACCAGTCATTGATTAAGTACCAATGTGCAAATCCTTTTACTATCATTTTTTTACTCCTTCCTGTGCCTTTTTTGCAATGTCTTCCGGCCTTAATTGTAGTCTTTCATCTTCCATGTATCGAAGTATTTCATCTCTTAGATAGGGGTTATTGTCCTGATTGAGTATCTCCAAAAGTGTTTCTTCCAGTTCCCCTTGTATCTCTTTTGCAGTAGCAATTTTTTTTGTCTCCCCCCCAAGTATTTCAAGCATCAGGGTATAATAGGATTCCTCAATAGTTACCATGTATGCAAACTTAAAGTTGCGGTGCAGTCTTACGTATGCAACTGCTTTTTGGTTCACAATACGGTTTTTACCTTTTAAGAAATCCTCAACCAATGGTTCAAAATTACCACCTGTCTCTATTTGAAACTCGCAATCATGTGCCACCTCTATTTTTCTTTTAAGAACATCGGGATATTTCCTCCGATATGGTGAGTTCTTGTCGTACAAACAAAGAACATACTGCATCACCTTGCTGTTGTCTAGTCCCTCTCCTGGATTTAACCTAAACTCTCTTATCTTCCCAAGTTCTTTATAAAACTTTAAAATATCACTCCCGCTTGGTACTTTTGAGGCATCAAACATCATTTGAGAATATTCCTTTTGGTGAAAACTAAGATTCATTATTCTTTGAAGTTTAGATTTGTAAATTTATTTCAAAATAATAAAGGATGCTCTTTAGCCAACTCTGTTTTTGAATATCCTAACTCTTTAATCTCAGTGCCTCTTGTCTTGTATTTATCTATAAATCTTACCGCATCATTATAGAAATTCTTTTTAATCTCAAAACCGTAAGACTTCCTGCCGCAGTTATCAGCAGCTATTAAAGTTGTTCCACTTCCGGCTACTGGATCAATTACTACCTCCCCTTTGTCTGTAAATATTTCAATAAGTCGCTGTAATAATTTAATTGATTTTTGTGTTGGATGGATTTTTTCTATATCATTATCTCTTTCTACATCCATACAGTTAAAAACCATTTTCCCATTGTTGTTGAATTTTGGAAGTTTGTCCCGAAACAAGATTAAGCCATATTCACAATTTCCGACAATACGCATATTAGCTTTTAAAACCTGAGCAGAGAAGTTTTTACGGAAAACAAGATTAATATAATTGTTCAACCCATATTTTTTTGCAAGTTCAATTAAAGAAAATTGCTGTTCAAATTCACAAAAAACAATCATGCAAGGTGCTTTGCCTGTTTCTTTCGGTTCTTTTTTAAGCATTGTTGAGCAAAAATGCATAAATTCAGCAGGGCGAAAATCTATATCTGTACTAAAAAAATTAGTTCCGGCCAATTCACTTTCTCCCTTTTTATTGTCCCCATCGATATACCAACTTGGATTTGAGGCATAAGCATTATTTCCCAAATTGTAAGGAATGTCCGCAATTATTAATTGAGCTCTTGGAATTTGATAAACTTTAAAATTCTGAAAATGATCGTTTATAAGCATGGTTCTGTATTGTTTATTAGTACAACATTGTCTTGTGATAATGAAATTATTTTCATATTATATTTTTGCAAGTATTGATCTTCGTTGCACTCTTAAATACTTTTTCCCCCCGTCAATCTTCGCATGTAAATCATACTGGAGTGGTAAGTCATAAGTCTTTCTTAACACGACAGTATCGCCAATGGCAATGTCAACACCCTCGTCGGAACTGTGTTCATCAACATAACGTCTATTTGGGACACTCACATAACGGACAATGCCAAATGATACATTGGTGTTGCTTTTCTTGTTAAACAGAATCAGTTCCATCCCTATTGCCTCCATTCTTTTCCTTTGTTCTGCGACAAATGGATCTTCCGTTGGCTCAATAAGACAGTAACCGTTGATGGGTATTATCCTGTCTTCTCTAATAAGAGCATATAAAAATTGATATTGAACAAGTATATATCTTTCTTTATCTTCAATAAAACAACGACTTTCTTGTGGTTTAAGTGCATTTACTACTGAGAGATAATATAAAACACATCTGTCCCCTAATTTTGCTTCTAATGGGATTTCCCATGGCATGTCTTTATTAGGGATGCCTGAATAAGATAAATGAGACGGAACTCCCCAAATAGTTCCCATAACGGTAGAGTTCTTTTCTGGTTCATAGGTATTGTCCGCGTACAACTCAAATCCATTTCGGAGTTTTATACTCGTGTTTTCGGGATCAAGTTTGATGAGAACCTGGTTATTGAACGTTAATTTTCTGTTCATAGTCTTTGTTTCGCACGCAAGTTAATTTGCCGTTTATCTCAATAAATTTTACCAGTCCTTTTTTCTCCATGACCTCAAAGCGCAATGCCATTGCCCTCTTATCTTTTCGAGATAATCCATACCAATATGCCAGTTCGTTTTTGTGGAGATTTATTTTCTGTCCGTGATAATAAATAATTGTCCAGTGTTTGATTACCTCGGTGACTTTTAATGGTTCAGGTTTTGATATTGGATGTTTCCAGAGCCAATATCTTAACCATTGCCATAATTTTTTCAGTGCCGAGACAATCTGCTTCCACATAACACTACTTTCCTTCTTTCTTGATAGAGGCAAGGTGTACCGCCAGTTCCGTTGAAAGTTTCGTTACAGATGTTTTTTTCTGTAATCCTCTTTTGATCTTTAGAACAATCTCCTGAGCTTGTGCCATTGTTACAGGATCCGTCTTTTCGAGTTTGGTTTGCTTTGCCATGATATTTGAAGTTTAATTATACCTGATGTCAAAATTATGATTTTTTTTTTTAAATAAGCATTTTTCCAAGATAACCTGCAAGATAACCTAATGATTCAACATCGTCTCCTATGTGACAAAATAATTTAATTCTATCTTCAAGATGTCTTTTCTCATGACAGATAATATTTAATCTCTGTTTTATGGAGGTCATCCGATAAAGTATTAAAATACTCTCCCTCCTATTAGGATGATAAAAATGATCCCCCCCATCAACTTTTGAAAAATTTGTTTTAACATACTTCAGGTCTTCTTTTGATACTCCAATTGCGGATAAGTGTTTTTTTACTTTTTTAAAATCCTTAACTGAAGTTGTTTCAATAAGAGTTACTTTCCACTCATATATTTCTACTTCAAATTTCTTAATTTTCATAATTTATATAGTTTTAATGCAAAACCCTCGCAACTCGTACGAGGGTCGTGCTACATGAAACAAGAAAAGCAGAATTGTCAGTCGGCATCTGACTGAACAAAGATAATCTATTTTTTATTTTTGATTTCATTTTTAAAAGTTAGGTTGGTTAATATTCTTCTGCCAATATTTTTGCGTTATGCTCTGCTATTTCTTTTTCCTTTTGGATTTCGCTTTTAGAAAGAAAAATTTCTTTTTCTTCTTCTTTTTCTTTCTTTACTTTACTTAACTTTACTTTAGGAGCGTTACTAACAGGTACGTAACTTGTTACATTTTTTATATCCTTCTGTCTTTCACGCCATTCTGAAACTCTTTTCCTTGTGTTTTCTTTTTTTATTTCGTACGTTTCACTAAAGTTTAGTAATCTTTCATTAAAAGTATCACCATTTGATGATGAAATGAGTCCAATTTTTTCCATAAAATTCCAACACTTTTCTAATTTTTTACCTACATGTAATTGTGATTTCAATACCTCAGTTTTAATTGGTTTTTCCTGTCTTGCTATTTTTTCAAGCATTGTATAAAACAATCCTAATCCCTCATACCCAAATTTAAGATATAATTCAGTTATTTTTTCATCATCAAAGGAGCTTGTATCGTGGAGAAAATATTTCATTGCCACACCTCCTTAAAATAAAAGCCCTCACAAAGTAAAAAACCACTAAGGAAAACTGAGCGACCAGTAAAACCTTGTGGCATTTTTACCCGTGAGGGCAGTATCTTTAATAAATTAAAATTAAATTTCATTGTCGCTCAGTTTTAATACTTTACAAATATACAACTTTTTTAAATATGCAAATTAAAAATGATCCCCGGCTTTGGGTGTTAAATAAACCTAATAACTAACCGATCTAAGCACTATGAGAACTTGATCTTAAGTAATATGAAAATGAAAGAACGTACCGGGGATCATATATTTTAACCCTTCATTGGTTCCGCAGTACCGGATTTTTTTGTCTTTTTCCCTTCTATATTTGCTTTATACAAATCTCTTATGCGATCAAGGGCACTTTCAATCTCATCTTCATCAAACAGTTCGACACGATTGTCATAATTGGATTCTGAATATGTTTTAGACGGGGTGTGAATAGTAAATCTAAGAACACATCCTCCGTTGTCTGCAGGTTCAATATTAATATTTTGTACCTCCTGCAATGGTTTTAATTTGATTACTTCTAATTCTTCCATGACATTAATATTTTAATTTATGAAACAAAGGTATGCAATTTCTAAAACTAAGATCATATATTATTTTTTTCACAAAATTTTCTAACTCTCTCAAATAATGCCCTGTTTTGATACAACAGTGACAATCGTACTTTCGCCATCCTGCCTGAATTTAGTTTCCCCGTACCCCACAGATGAACATATCGTGGTTTACCTGGGGGACAGTCATCATTGATCTTCATAGCATCCTTATTCAATATCTGAACCTCTGACCGGAGGTTATGTTTCTTTATCAGGGATGCCAAAAAATACTGTTCATGAAACAAATTCTGATGAATAAGCACGTCCCAGAACTTTTTGAAGAAAATATCCTGGTTCTCCGGGGCAAAGATATACTCCTCACTGCACTTTTTCCACTCTTTAAAGAACGCAAGGTCGTGTCCGCCACATATACCACAGTTGTATGCAAAGTCTGTCACAGGGTTATCTATAATCGCTTGTGGCTTCACTGGCGCTGCATCAAAACTTGGTCTTAGAAGGTTGTAGTAATGGTATCCCGGAAGATCAAAAGGTTCAAGTGACTGAAAACAAAGTCTCGCATTAAGAATATAATCGGGTAATGGATTCCACAGGAACACGTCATTATCAAGATGCACAAACGGCTTTGTCTGTTCACAATAAGCAATGAGTTTACCGTATGCCCAAAAGAAACGGGACACGGTTTTCATCTTATTAAGTTTG